AAACTGCAATATGGGATAAGACAGAAGCCGACGATTTATTAACTGAAGAAGCCCTACAAGAAGGAAGAGACCTCTGGTCAAAGTATCGAAACCCTGAAAATACAATGGATTACAATGAAATGTGCATAGCAATGAAAAAGCTAGGAATAGAAAATCCATATGGCATATTTGGAGGTAATGGATGGAACTATTAGAGAATAGGTTTCTGAGGAATAAAGACCTTATAGACCAAAAGCTCTTAGACAGCATAACAGTAATTGGACTAGGTGGCATCGGTAGTACCGTTGTCACCTTACTGTCTATAATGGGTTTTGATAAAATAATAGGCTTTGACGATGATACAATAGAAGAACATAATCTAAGTAGCACAACGTACCCTCACGGATTCCTAGGTGCTCCAAAAGTAGAGGCTGCTGCTCACCAAGCTAAGCATTATAGCGGAGACCAGACGTATTTTGAGTGTAACAATGAAAGGTGGAATGCTGATATGGGTATAACAAGTAGAGTAATTACCTGTTTAGATAGTATGGACACACGAATGGAAGTATATGAATGCTGGAGAGACTTGAAGAGAGGAGGATTTCTAATTGACCTAAGAATGGACGCACTTAGCTTTGAAATGGTTACAACAACACGAAAATACGATGAATTTGATAAATACTGGGTAACTGACGCAGAAATAGAGCCAGCTCCATGCACAATGAAACACACTATCTTTTCTAGCAGTATTGTAGGTGGATTAGGAGTAAATCAAGTGTTTAATTGCCTTGCGAATAAGCCGTATTATGGCTATATTTGGGGTGGTCTATTGCCGTTAAATCTGCAAAAAGAGAACTTAATAAAACCCAAAATAATGGAGTAAAAATGGAAGTTAAAACTCGTAAAATCTCCAATGATTGGACAGCAATGCCCGGAGGGCTGACTTGGTATATAATAGGTCAGCCCAAAACGGGTAAAACTACTGCTGCCAGTAGTTGGAGCGAACAAGGAAGTAAAGGTGTCTTACTTATTGACACTGACTTAGGAGTAGACTTTGTTAATGGTGCTAATACAGTTACCGTTAATGGTCTGAACCCTCCTGAAAGAAAGAAAATGAAAGGTGATTCAGTCGTATATGATGACATGAAAAAGCCTGTCTTTGAAATTATTCCTCCGAAAGAAAGAGGATTTTTTCATAGGATAGGTAAAGATAAGGGTAAGCCAATGGAGGCCTACTCTTTACAGGAAATCTATATGTGGCTAAGTGAAAAATGGGACAAATTGCCTTACGACACTCTAGTAATTGATACAATTGATGAAGTTAATGAATGGATTCAAGCCGAAGTAGTAAAAGAGCTGGGTATCACTGCTATGGGAGAAGGACAATGGGGAGCTGATTGGGGAAAAGCCAGAAGGCGTAATGTGGATATTGTTAAAAGGTTTCAAACTTTGATTAAAAGCAAAGGTGGAAGTCTTATTTTAATAAGCCACTCTAAAAGTACCCAGATGCAAGACAGTAAAGTACAATTATCCCCGGATTTACCAAGAGGATTGGCATATGCCCTTACGGCAAAAGCTGATGTAATTGGTTATTGTACAGCAGACAAAGATAGCAAAGGATATTATGTGTCTTTTCAAGCATATGATGAAAGGACTGTAGGCAGTAGGTTAAAACCTCTTGCTCAGAAGACTTTACCTTTTAGCTATAAAGCGATTAAAGAAGAAATACTCAATTATGAGGAGGAAAATAAAAATGCCAAGATTCAGGCCTGATACAAAATCTAATGGAATTGGAAGCTTTGGTGGATTCATGGAAGGGAACATTGTTGATTTCAATGACCGTTCAGATGAATTTGCTTGGGCAGATGTTTTTGTAGATGTCACATTCCAAGTACCAACAAGTCAATACCCTGTAGTATATGCTTTAAAAGGCACATATGAAAAGGAAGATAATGGGAATATAAAGAGCTGTTCTTTATTGAATAGAATTTATTACCTGTTTGATGCTGTTGGTTTCAAAGGTGGTCCAAATGTTACTGGAGAATGGGAAGATGAGGATGGAGCTAAGATAGATAAGCTAGATTCTTACCTCAATATTAACCATGTAGCAAAAAATGCATTAGAATCAGAAAACTACCCATACGGAATCTTTGTATGGAAACAGTGGGTTGAGAAAGATGGAAAAGCATACACCAGAGTTTGTCCCAAAATCGTTATGAATACGACAAAAGGGATGGCTGACTTAAAGTCCTATGTTGCTTTCCTCAAACAAAAGAACCTAATCAAAGAATATACAGGAGAAACCCCATCTGGCGATGAATCTCCCCAGACCCCTACCACTATCAACTTTTAGGTAAGGCTCTTGTATATAGAGGTGGCAGTCGGCAGTCCCCGGAAACGAGGGCTGCTGATTCCCCTTGATACTTTACCTGACTTAATATATAACGAGGGTAAGAAAAAGGCTGTATATCGAAGTACATACACATATTTTGATGATGCTTTGGCATATAGAAAACTCAAGGGTAGTCTCAAGGATTTCCTTGGACTGCGAGGAATTGATTGGATTCCCATAGACATAGATAAAAACGATAACACAGACGAATACACTCTTGATGTAGCAAGAAGTCTAGTTTTAGAGCTTGAAGACTTTGGAGCTAGTGAAGGAACCTTTTGCATCTATTTTAGTGGCACTGGATATCATATAATGTTACATGCTGGTGTTTTTGGATTAGAACCCAGTAGAAATATACCTTATATAATTAAGGAAACAATGAAATCAATGTTTGACTATATTGATTACGCTGTTTATATGAGGACTAGTATTTATAGATGTGATGCTACTCTTAATCAGAAATCTGGATTATATAAAATTCCATTAGGTAAAAGAGAGCTATTCAATTACGATGTAGACGAGATAAAATCATTAGCCAAAAAACGAATCCCTGAATTAGCAGTAGATGTGGAAAACGACAAAGATGGCGATGGTGAATTAAAAGACAGAGTTATCACTAAGGTTCCTGAAATAAGAACCCTTCATAGTGTAACTGAACCAGCTAGGTATGCGACATGTATGCAAACGATGTATAAGCTTGGACCTATGAAAGGAGCAAGAAATAATACAGTTTTAAGATTGGCTTCTCATTATAGGAAATCAGGTTTAACATCTGATGCTGCTAAGGCTGCAATCCTTCACTGGAATAATAAAGCACTAGACGAACATGTAGTACTAAAGAAAATAGAAGACACATATAACCGTGGTTATAATTACAAGTGTCATGACGTTCTTATGGCTAAACATTGCAATCCTAAGTGCGTATACTATAAAAGAAAGGACTATAGCATTGATATATTAAACGCATCAGAATTACAGCAATCTTTACAAGATAGAATGACTACTGATTTTGAAGGTAGAGTATTACAACTCCCAAAATTATTAGGATTATCAGAAGAAATAGATTGCGATGTATATCCCGGTGAACTTGTTACAATATTTGGTGCAACAGGCTCTAGTAAAACTACATTAGCTCAAAATATAGCTCTGGGATATAATGTTGAAGATGATATTATAGACCCAGAATTACAGATTCCAACCCTGTTCCTATCTCTTGAGCTGTCAGAGTGGTATATGCATAGAAGACATTTACAAATTGTAAGTGATAGAAACAAGAAAGACGTCTCATCTAACTTTAAAGAGCTTTGGCAATTTCACAAAGATGAGCTAAGTCATGTAAATATTACTACAATAAGCCCTAATGTTGAGCAAATCGCAGAAATGATTCGCAAAACAGACCCTAGGCTTGTTGTTGTAGACTATATTGACCTTGTAGAACCACCAAAACATATTCGTGGAGAGTATGAAACTGTAAGATACATCTCTCATAAGTTGAGCAATATGGCTGTGAATATGGATATAATAATTATCCAAATTAGCCAAGTTAGCCGTGCTTATTCTCGTGAACAGATAATGGATATGTATGCTGGAAAAGGAAGTGGTGCTATTGAAAATGCATCAAGAAAAGTTCTTGGTATAACTGGCACTGCTTCAAAGGAAACCAAAAAGCTTGAGCTATTTAAGAATAGTGATGGAGACTTATTTAAAGACCATACTCTTAAATGGACCGAGTCATTTCGTTTAAAAAAACTGGAGGAACAGCAAAATGCCTATGATAGCTAAACGTACAACTAGAGATATCATTGGAGATTACATTAACAATGAACAAAGGTTTGACTATGTTGAGAAAACCTCAGAACACATAGAAAAAGAAGACCTTGATTTGTACATGAATACAAAAGAAAAGCTACAGTCTGAAATCAGAACTAAGATGGATAAGGTAGATAGCTTTGTATTGGAAACTAAAAGAAAAGAACACCTGATTGATGCTGAAGTAGATGCACTTAAAGATGAAATTGATAGATTAAAGCAAAGAAGAAAAGGCATCGGTATGTTTAAGAAGTTTGTAAATGATATCTTACTCCCAATGGTTATTAAAGAAGTCGGTAACGACGATGGTGTTTGGGAAACAGATACTGCAAGATATAAACTGTACGAAACATATGGTGGTGTAATTGTTAATCCTGATGAGATAAGCAGTGACTTTAAGAAGGTAGAAATCAAAGAAAGTATCGACAAGGTAAAAGCTAGAAAAGCAGCAATCTCAGCCCATAGAGCTGATAAGGATATGCCAACTGGTATTTCAATTAGGAAAATTGAAAGAGTTAGAAGGACATGAGTAAAGAACCTTTCGGAGTACTATGGCATTTTAAGAAGCTAAAAAATGGCTTTATGCTAAATATCTTTACTATCTTTAGATTTGCTTTTCAAGCAGATGCAGATGAAGGAGGAAGTTATTTGCAGTTTCAGTTTGGATTGTACAAATTATCAGCAACATTACAACTAGGAGTTGACTAATGAAATTCAGACCAAATGAGAGGACTACTACTCAAGAAGAAAAAGTAGAAGCAGCTTTATTAAGAGGAGAAGCAATTACTCCGCTTGAAGCATTGCATAGATGGGGCGCATTCAGATT